GTGGTATCCTAGCTTACACGGCAACAGGGACTTTAGCGTCTTCTACATTATTAGCAGCAAACGCTTTAATGATTGGGGGTGGTGTAGGAGGAGCCCCCAGCACTACAACCACTGGTACAGGAGTTGTAACGGCTCTAGGGGTCAACACAGGCACGGCAGGGGCATTTGTAGTCAATGGTGGGGCTTTAGGAACACCCTCTAGCGGAACAGCAACCAATCTTACAGGATTGCCTTTAAGCACTGGTGTGACTGGAACTCTTCCCGTTGCAAACGGAGGTACTGGTATTACATCGTTTGGTACTGGCGTCGCTACTTGGCTGGGTACCCCGTCAAGCGCAAACTTAGCCGCCGCAGTTACTGATGAAACAGGTTCAGGTTCATTAGTATTTGCAACCTCACCAACTTTGGTTACTCCAATTCTTGGAACGCCCACTAGCGGAACACTATCAAATTGTACAGTTGACGGCACGGATGCGGTGGGTTTTAGAAACATCCCCCAAAATGCGCAAACAAGCACTTACACTTTGGTGTTGGCTGACTCTGGTAAGCATATTTTTCATGCTTTAGGGGCTAGTGCAGCAACTTACACAATACCCGCAAATTCCTCAGTTGCTTATCCAATTGGTACAGCCATAACATTTATTAACATGGCAGTAGCAAACGTAACAATTGGAATTACAACAGACACCATGTACTTATCCAGCGCTGGAACGACTGGTAATAGAACACTTGCTCAGTATGGATCAGCAACAGCTATCAAAATTACTTCAACTACTTGGCTAATATCAGGAAGCGGATTAACATGAGCGGGGCTTTACAAGCAGCTTTTCAAAATCAAAGATCATTTACAGTTACAACACTTGCGGGGCAACAAGCGTACACAACCCCCGGAACATATTATTGGACTGCGCCTGCCGGCGTAACATCTGTTTGCGTTGTCTGCGTGGGCGGCGGCGGCTCTGGCGGCGGCAATGGTAGCCTAGATTACCTCGGCGGAGGAGGTGGTGGTTTGGCTTGGAAAAATAATATTACGGTCGTCCCTGGAAATTTATACACTGTGGTTGTTGGCATTGGTGGTTATAATCCAAATCAATTCACCACACCTCAATCTGGTGGGGCATCTTATTTTGACACAATATCAACTGTTTGGGCTGGCGGCGGCTCTACTGTTGGTGGTACTTATACAGGTGACGGCGGCGGTAATGGCGGCGCCGCAAACCTTGGACCACCTATAAGCTACATTTACCGTAACGGCGGCGGCGGCGCTGGTGGGTATGCTGGCAACGGAGGGAATGGCGCGGCCGACACCTCCCAGTATGGGGCCGCAGGTACTGGTGGCGGTGGTGGCGGTGGTGGCGGCGGCGTCGGTACTGCTGGCGGTGGTGGCGTTGGCATCTTGGGTCAGGGCACTAGCGGTAACGGCGGAACCCCCGGCGGCACTAGCGGCTCAGGTGGTGGGGGTGGCGGAGGGTCTGGAGGTACAAACGGAGTATACAATGGTGGTGGACTTTACGGTGGGGGTTCTGGAGTCGCTAACATTGGCCAGGGTGGCAACGGCGCCGTCCGTATTATTTGGCCCGGCACAAACGTACCCACTCGCGCGTTCCCATCAACAAACACAGGGGATGTATAAATGAAACTTTTTATTCTAATTAATAAAACAATATGACCGAACTAATTGACAAAAACGAAGCGGCGCTATCCGCCCACGAGGCAGTCTGCGCCGAGCGATACGCCGGCATTAACGCACGACTAAAACGCATCGAACAAATCCTAGTGGGATCGGTAGGGTTTATTATAGCAACCATGATTGCGTTACTTGTAAGACTAAACTAATGATTATCGAATCTATTATTGGTGCCTTGGTGCCAGTGGGGGTTGAGGGAGTTAAGCAGATCATTAACCGGATTACGGGTGGCGTCAAGCCCACGACCGTAGCCGAACAAATTGACCTAGAGAAGATGGACATCAGCCGCATTGAGGCGATGGCAAAGCTAGACACCCCCTCGGGAACACCTAGCCAATGGGTCATTGACCTACGCGCCTCAGCGCGCTACATTGGAGCACTGTTTGTGATTGGCGTTGGCATTAGCACGCTATTCCTTAATGTCCCCGCTGATATACAGCGCATCGGTATTGAGGCCGCTAACATTGCGTTTGGTTTTTTGTTTGGCAGCCGCATTATGGCTAACCTAAAAAGATGAACCTAAGCCCTAACTTTACATTAGAAGAACTAACCGCATCTGAGGTGGCACAACGTAAGGGGCTAGACAACACCCCAAACGCCACCGAGATAGCTAACCTAGTACGCACCGCAGAGTTACTAGAACAAGTCAGATCGCTACTTAACAAGCCGATCCTTGTAAACTCAGCGTTTCGCTCTAAACCAGTTAACGACTCTGTCGGCAGCAAGGACACTAGCCAGCATAGGCTAGGTTGTGCCGCCGATATCAGAGTCCCTGGAATGACACCTAAACAGGTCGTACAGGCCTGCATCGATGGAGGAATACCATTTGACCAGATTATTGAAGAGTTTGGCTCCTGGACGCATATCAGCGTGCCAAACACTAAAGACACCGCGCCTCGTAAACAGGCGCTTATTATCGACAAAACAGGCACGAGAGCCTTTTCTTAGCATAAATTTGCATTAGTATATAGCAAACTAACGAGGAGACTCTATGTTACGACATCACCTGGCGGTGTACGCCTGCGCGATTGCGCTTGTCTGGGGCGCGTGTTTTCACGACCCCCTAGCTAAATGGGCTGTGGCCCACACCCCATTTCAGTGGGTTGCGGACTCAACCGTTGAATTAATTGAACACTTTGAGGGAAAGCGCTACCGCGCCTACCAGGACTACGGAGGCAAGTGGACGACCGGCATTGGCCACCTAATACGCCAAAGGGACGCTCATTTGCTCCATAGGGAGCTTTCTGAGGCCGAGGTGATAGGTATCCTACACCGGGACCTAGAAAAGTGCTCTACGGCCCTAGAATCGGCTTTAAACAGCATTCCCAAACGGCACCAGATTGACGCCTTGATGAGCCTGTGTCATAACATTGGACCAGACAACATGGCCCGCTCTGAGGTCGTCAAGTACCTTAACGACGGCGACGTGCACAAGGCAGGGAACGCGTTCCTTAATTGGAGCAACCCGCCGGTCCTTAAAAAGCGCAGACAAATAGAGCGCTTGCTGTTCTTAGCCGGGGCGTAAACACCCCTTATTTTGCATTAGTAGATATAGAACCATTAACCTGAAGGAACTAACATGGACGGCTTTAAATCATCACCAAAGATGCAGTGTTTTAAAGAAGGCGGCGCTGTTAAATATAAGTCACGCCACTCTGAAAAATCAGAGATGAGCGAAGACACTGCCAAAGATAAAAAAGTAGTAAAAAAGGCGTTTTCTATGCACGACAAGCAGTCACACGAAAATGAGAAGACTGACCTGTCTAAGCTAAAAAATGGTGGTCGTATGAAGAAAGAAGGCGGTTGCGTAGGTCGCTACAAAGCCGGCGGAAAAACCAAAAAAGCTAAGGCACCGTCAAAGGCAGCTACTAAGCCAGCGATGTCAAACATTGCCGAGCCAGCACCAACAATGAGCCTAGATACGGGCATGACACCTCCCCCAATGATGAAGAAGGGTGGTTCCTCAAAAAAGTGTGCTGAGGGTGGCTCATTAAAATCTGTTGACACAGAAGAGAACCCTGGCTTAGCCAAACTCCCAACTAACGTACGCAACAAGATGGGCTACGCTAAAAAAGGTGGTGAAGTAAAAAAGTATGCTAACGGTGGCATGGTAGGTCAAAGCGCAATGATGGACACAGAAAGAATGCGTTTAGCAAACCGTGCTAAAAACCGCGCCATGCTAAGCCCAATGCAACAACAAGAATTAGATGCACAAGAGGCAGCAGCCGCAGCAGCCGCACAAAAAGGTGGCATGGGTAGTGGATTAGGCAGTCTAATCAACCGCAAAAAAGGCGGAAAGACTTGCTAATATGCCAATAGAGTCTAAACAGCAACAGAAGGCGATGTACGCCGCAGCGGCTGGTAAGTCAACCATTGGCATCCCCAAGAAGGTTGGCAAAGAATTTATCA